AATTAGTATGAGTAATGCAAAGACTATCTCCATCTCCCCATGTGCCATGCTCACCAAATTGAATTTCATTTAAAGCAGTACCACTTGTGCCATCTCTAAAGGTAAAAAGAGTCATAGGATAACTAGTGTTTCTTGAATTTAATAAATCAGACCTTTTAACCCAAAAATTAATAGAAAAATCTGTTGCACTATCAACAGTACCCATAGTCCTTGTTAATCTTTCATTATTTGAACCAGTAGAATGTTGAGTAAATTTTAATGACCTTGTAGCTACACCATTAAAAAAACCACTATCTGATTTAGCAAACCACCATGAATTTGAGCCTGTCATCTTACCTCTTATGCTTCTGCAAATGCTAGTTGAGCAGCACCAAGATGAATCTTGCCATCTGCTTGGACAAAATAAGGAACTACGTCTATACCATTAGCACTTGTGGTTAAAGTTATTGAAGTACCCCCTGCAACAAAGTATCTGTCATCTGCGTGGGATAATGTTCTGCTTCCTGTTCCATCTTGGATAAAAGTAAATATCCCTGATTGACCTGCTACTTCATCTGTCGGATCATCTAATACTAAATTGCCACCTAGAGTCCATACAAAGTTAGTGTATTGCGACATATCTGGTGCTACTGTTCCTGATTTACTTGCTGTTTCTGTATTAGGCACAATTCCTGCGCTTAGTGTAATAGCAGTTCCAGTACCTGCATCTGATGCAATACTATCTAATGCAATACTTCCTACATTAGTTATGTTGCCATCATTAAAAGATGTAGCACCTAAAGATATTGTGCCTGTAGCTGTAAGATTACTTGAACCAACATCAATGTTACCAAATCCACTTGTAATAGAACCTGCATCTAATGCACCAGTGGTAACAATACTTGAACTTCCTGCTACAGCCGAAGCACCTATGTCTGATAATACCTCTGATGCACTTCTGCCTTCTATTGCAGTGCCATCTACTCTTAAAAAATCATTATCAGCTACACCACTTGTAAACTTAGGCACATTATTATTTGATATACCTGTAGATAAAGTTGCTGTTGCTGTTATTGCAGTTCCATTTAAAGTCATGGCATCAGCTTCAAGAGTACCATCAAAGTCTCCATCTACTGCATCTATATTACCTTTAAATATTGTAGCTGTAACTGTTCCTGTACTTGGATTGTAAGCAAAATCTCCATCTGATTCCAAGCCAACATTACCAGTTGCAGAAGCATCTTCTATAAATGGAATTAAGTTTTCTTCATTTGTGTTTTCATTATCTGCTACAGTTACATGAGCAGAATTTGTTGCATTAGTAACTGTTACTCCTGCAATTACTGTGTTTAATGCAGTACCACCTACAGTAATAGCATCTGCTTCTAATGTTCCATCAATATCTGCATCACCACTAACATCTAGTGATCCTGCATCTAATTCGCCTGTTAAAGTAATATTTCTAAAACTACCAATGTCCTTGTTAGCATCTACCACAACTGCTTTTGATGCTGTAACAGTTCCACCAGTTAAGCCATCTAACATTTCTAGTTCTGCTTCAGTTAATTCTGCACCTGAACCTAATGTTAAATTACCACCAACTGTAAGATGTCCTGCTACTGCTAAAGTAGAACTTGCAACAGTTGCATTTGGTGTATGAGTTAAATATGTAACAAATGACCCACTAATCTTACTAGCTAATGTAAGTGTGCCACCATCTGCAATAGATAATTTATGTTGGTCAGCATTATCATCACCCTGATCCGATTTTAATACTATTCCTAATGCTGCGCCTTCAACATTTGCTGCTATCTCTAAACTATCATTTGTGCTTTCGTCATATTGAATAGCAATGTCTGAATTTGTGCCTAAAAGTATAGTTTGATTGTCAATTACACTTAAACCTACTGCAAATGGAATTTTAGCTGTAGTTGTTTGCGTACCATCTTTTAAAATACATTTTGTTAATGCTGTTGCGATACCATCAAACTCGCCATCCATGCGTGATGCTTGAATCTTGATGCCATTATCCCTGTCATCTGTCCAATCATATAATCTTGAAAATGTGCCACTTGAAAATGCCATTACAATGGACCTCCTGGTAAATAGTGAAAATTTGAACTTAAAATACTAATAGTTTGCGTTGTAGATGCTACTTTTACTCTTAAAGAAGCTGATCTTCCTAATCTGCCTACGACTTTTCTTTTTTGGATAATTCCTGCTCCAGTTGTATCACCCCAAAAATCTTCATCCCACTCGGCAGAATCCCATGTTGCTAATTCAGAAACATAAGTTCCAGTTGCCAAAGTAAGACCTGATGGTGCTTGTTGATCTACTGCTACACCAAAATCAAAGTTAATATCTCCTAATGCTTCAAGCATTGGTGCTACAGAACTAAATCTTTTTATTGAACCTCGATCACCAAAATAGTTATAGGCGAATGAAATATCTGCTGAAATTGCAGTTGTTATATCAGCAGTTCCACCTACTTTATACACCTTACCTGAAGTTGTACCAAAATAAGTATCTCCACTATAATTGGCAAAAGTTATTGCAGGTATATTTTGAAATAATGCCCATGCTCTTGTTATTGGATTAAAAACGTGTTGATTGTAAGCATCTGTAGCATCACCAGTTGGATGATTAAAATACATTTTACTGCCATCTGCCGATAAATGTATCTGCCACCCAAAACTACTGCCAGAAATGGCAACTTGCCTTAAAACTGTACCTCTAATCTTTTCAGATAAAGCAACTGCCTTATTTCCTGCTAAATCTTGCCTAAAAACCTGTGAAAGAGGTAAATATCCCTCTTTAGTCATTACTATTAAATCACCACCTAGTTTTGCCATTGCTCTAGGTTCGTTTATTGGTTCTGCTATTCTAAAAGTTCCAATTAAAGCAAAAGCACTATCGCCAGGATAAGAACCACTATAAACAAGTGCTTCACCAGATGACATCATAATGACAAGTAAATCGTCTACCCCTTCTCCACCATCAATACTTAAACTGCCTATTTGGATAATATTACCACCAAATGTTCCGACCAAACCAACTGGAAACTTGGTGAAATTTCCTGTATAAGTATCTACAGTTGCAGAATAATAAAAGTTCTGATCTGTTCCTCGCCAATAATAAACTCTGTTCTTAAATACATGAACACCTTTTAAAGTAGATGATGAACTGCTATCAGATAAAGTTATTGATAAATTAGCTGCTGAACTACCATCCCATGAAAATGGTGTATCTGCGCCATTAACAAAAACTGTATATCCATTATATAAAGTACCATTAGAGCCAACTGCCAATAACTGATTATTACTACCTGCGTTGTGATTTACAACAGTCTCAACATCACCTGTGCCAATCCCAGTACAAAACGAAGAATAACCCTCTCTTACAGTTACTTTTTCAACTGTTGGAAACCAGTTAGACATAACGATTGCATCTGTCTGTGGCATAGCATCAAGACTATCTCTTGAATTTAAACCCCCAATAGGAGCAGGTATAGATACAGATTTAACTCTATATCTTGCTGCTGATGGCAATGCCTGTAACATTAGACTCCACCATATCCACTATCAGGTAAATTATAACTATATGGACTTACTGTTAATCGTCTTGCATCATCAAGTGATATTATAGGTGAACCACCCTCTCTTGATATAGCTTGTCTTAATTCTAATTGATACTGTCTAAAATGCTCTGCATAATCCAATCCATGCATTTGAGCAAATCGCCATGTAACACCCATTTCTATTAGTGTTTCGTCTAATATTCCAGTATCAGTATCTACTGTAAATGCTGCTTGTGAAGTGCCATCTGTCTTTTGATTCCAATGAGATGATACATACTCAAAACCAATAGACTCTGTGCTTGTTGGTGTTGGTGTAATATCAAATTTCAAAGCATTACTAGATGGCTTTAATCTAAATCTTTGTGTAATGCCAATAGATGAAGTTCCATGTTGATCCAACTGATATTGCTGTGGAGTTAATGGTCCTGTAAATGCTTCTTTGTCAGTTCTGTTAAAAGCAGTATTACCAACAAATCTATCAAAATCAGTCGGCAAGGCATAACTTGAAGTACCACTTGATGTGTTAAAAGTATGCTCTTTTGTTAACACAGACCAGTTGGTTGCTCTCATTAGCTGTTTGCCTTCTCTTTGGCATAAAGCAAGTAATTGTCTGGCAGTCGGAGAAGTATTGCTTATTATTGTACTTTCTCTTTCAAAACCAGTAAAATCACTTACTGCTTGGCATATTGTCAGTAGACTCATTTTTTATACTTATCTCTAAAGGTTTAGTTTCTTTTTTTGGTTCTTTTGTCTTTTTAGCTGAAATTTGTAATTTAGCTATTTTCTGTAATTCAACATAAGGATTGCCAAGTGCTAATAACATAGCATCTTCAGCTTTATCTAGTTGCTCTACAGTTTCAATTCCTGCTAATTCTAATTCAACCCTTCTGGGTTCAGTCATTCCAGGCAAGTCATTTAAAGAAGTTCCAGATGTTTTTTTAACACCTTTACTCTTTTTATATGCTTCCCAATCTTCTGGAAATCTAGTTAAATCTTCTGGTCGTACAGGCGCTTCAAATACATCCTTCATACCACCAACAGAAATGCGAACAAAATCCCTTTGCTCACCATTAAATTCTCTTTCGTAAAATTGCGCTTTTGCTGTCATAATTCCTCCAATGAAAAAAGGAGCAAGTTGCCCTGCTCCCTTATTGTTTTATTTAGAATGGAAAATCACAGATAATTTCTTTATCTGAAATATCCCCTGCAATCGCACAAATATTATCTGTCGCACTTGCAGAAACATCTAAAGTACCATCTGCTGATCCAGTTGGTGTCAATGGATCACCATCAGCACCTGCTGTCAAAGCTATCGTCATTGTGGCTGCTCCTTTAATTTGAAACCAACCATAAGTTTCGGTTGCTATATTTGCCTGGATTACTCCTGCACCTATCTCAACTGAATCACTTAAATCAGATGTACAAACATGGTTTTTATAACCATCTAATGTATAATAATAAGCTACCTCTCCTGCGACACCATCAACTGCTGCTGAAGCATCATCATATTTAAGATACTTATAAATTTTAGTACCATTAGAGTCTGTAACAACTCCTAATTGTCCAGGAATAAACTCTGGAGTGGTACTTTGGGCTGTAACATCAACACCCATAATTGCTGCTATTGTCATAACAACTCCCTTTCTATTTAGTTAATGTTATGTGTGAATTACACCTTGTAATGCTCTGTTACTGCAAGTCAAATTGCCACTCCAAAACATTGGAGTTACCACAAATATCTTCGCTTTAGGTCGTTAATCTAAAACCGATCTTATAATTGATCTGCTTATAGTTTCCTATAAGTTGAGACTATATCTTCATCCTACTATTGTAGGAGCTATGCGCTTCCACTCACTTGAGTGTACTTCCTCTCGGAATAGTCGTTGCACCTTCCAAATTTCTTTGGCTTGGCTCAGGATTGCCCTCATCTTTCATGCTAGGGGTTTCCCTGAGTTCACATAGTTTACATTACTTATTACTAAGCAACTGCCCTGTATTTAAAATTATCATTTAAGGCATCTTGGTTGACTGACATTTTTGCTTCACCTGGAACAAAGTTTCTTGATGCTGCTACCTCTAAACGAAGGTAATCAGTATTTAGAAAATACATTCTGTTGGTGTTACACGCACTATCAAATACCACATCTGAATTTAGGTATTGAACAGATGTAAAACCTGATCTTGCCATACCATCTGATGTAACTCTTTGAATAGCTTGTAAGCTACCAAGAAATGCTTTGTAAGCATTTGTTCCTGCCATAATTAAGTCAGGACTGTCAGCACCTCTAACTAACTGCAAGTAGATATTATTCATATCTGCCTGAACATTAGTTGTACTAAAAGCCGAACTTGTGGCTGTGGTTTGAACATTTTGCCAGAAGCTGTATGTAGAACTATTAATGTTACCGATTGTACCTGTACCTGCATCTGCGACAAGTAGCTGTAAGCCACCTACCTCTTTACCACTTGTTCCAGTACCATCTGAATAAAGTGATGTTGAAAGAGAGTTCATCATTGATTTCTCAAGAACATTTACTCTTGCTTCAAGCAAATTAATTAATGCTTCTGTTCCAGAGTTCTTGATTTGCTCAAGACCTGAAATTGTCACATTTCCTGCAAGTTGCTTATATTCATATACTGCTGCACTTAATACATCAGCAGGTGAAACATCTAGAGTCTCATATCCAGAATAAAACTGGACTGTGCCATTATCGGCATATTCTAGCTCTCTTGTAATATCACGACCTGTTACAGTTGTAGTATTACCATTTTCACGCAACCTTCTTAACAAGGCATTGTGATTTGAGACATTGTCTGCAAGACTTTTTGATCGATTTTTTACATTATATTCAATCAGCTTCGCTAATGCTGACCAGTTCTCTTATGAACTTCTGACACTTATCATGCCAGATTGGACTATATCTTCACCCTTTTTAAAAGGGGTTGGGCGCTTCCACTTCGCTTGAAATGTACTTCCTTTCGGAATAGTCTCTGAACCTTCTGCTTTCACAGCTTGGCTGCTGATCGCCCTCAACTTTACTTGTTAGGGGTTTCCAGGCAATTCACCCAATTTTATTTATTTATTACTAAATAAAGACTCTATTTAATTAAAGTCGTTGTAACAATCTCTGATAAGTTTGGACTCGCCATTTTATCTTCCTTCTAATTGTTTAATTGATTGATTAATTGTTTCTCTAATCGTCAAATTATCTGGAAGTGTTTTTTCAGAAGGTGTTGCACTACCTCTTACAGTAGACCTCTGTGCTTTCTTGGCTTTCTTAACTGCTTCACTCTTTACAGCATTTTCATTCTTCTTAACAGTTTCCCTGTTAATCAAATCCTGCCTTAATTGTGGATCAGCATAAACTGCCATATCGTAAGCACTTGCCAAATCTTTTGCCCTATTGTTTTGAATAAGAACACCCATAGTTTCCCTGACATTATCAAAATGTGGGTATTTTATACTACCATCTGTGTTTTTCTCATTGGCAAACTGGTCAATCATAGATTGAGTGCTGTTCTGAACACTTTGCATTTGTTGATTTTGTTGTTGTTGTACTAGACCTGATAACTGGGCTACCTGCTGTTTCAAATCTTTTACTTGTGGGTCAGTATAATCATCTTCTTCAGATTGGTCTAATCCGACTTCTGATAAATTAACCCCATAATTCTGCGCTAACCAAGTTATTGCACTTTTGGGGTCTTTTTTAAGATAATCATGCGCAGCAAATAGTTGCCTAATTGCTCCCACATCATCCATACCTGCCCTTTCAAAGTCTCCCATGAATGGCTTGATAATTCCTTCTATAGCTTCTTGCCTTTTTCTGTATTGTGCAAGATTCTGTGTTTTCTTTGTATAATCAGACTCTAAATCCTTATATCTGTCCATGAACATCTTTTGTCCAGATGGATCAAGTTGATTAAATTGTTCTTTAAATTCTTTTGCCCAATGCTTTGG